TGGGCACGAAAAGGAGTCTTGATATTCTTCCAAGCCTTTTCTACGTTATCTTCAGCTTGTGCCATGATTGCTGGGGCTTCCATACGGATACCGCCAGAACCAATAGACTTGATTTCAATTAGGCAGTCATCACCTAGGCCTTTGATCCAACCATCGGCGTGACCACGCATCATATGCTTATCGCTACGTAGCGGTACTTCTTTGTAGTTTACGCTACTGTGTATGGCGTTAGATAAAGCCCAAGAAGTTCCGGTAGAGTCTCCCCACATACCGTAAAGGACACCCATTTCTTTAAACCAGTTCTGCCACTTGTGGTGAATGGTGTGGCCCTCTTCAAAAATAGAAGCTAGGCGTGCAGGAGTTTTATCACGAGTCTCTGCATAGTTGCCTGTTACAGCGTGATACTGAGCTAGTGCACACCAGTCTTCTTTAATAATATCTGAAGGATGGATATAACTCATGTCACGTTCATCAAACGGCTTAGACAATACATGACGTTCTACAGCACCCATAAGACGAGTCTCTCGCTTACTTGTATTAAGGAATGCTTTTAAATCTTTGCTGGCGATAGTCTTAGGTTTTGCCATACTTTCTGCCCTCTTTCCCTAACCACTCATCTAGAGTGATCCCCTGTTTCTCAAACTTGCGCTGAGCGGCATTTCTTTCTCGGTGAGACATCCCACCAAAAATACCATGTAGCTCTTTATTCATTATAGCCTCCTTTAGACACTCTTGTCTAACCGGGCATTCAGGTCGGCCATCTGTGCCCCAACAGATTGCCTTTGCTTTATCAGCTATAGGTTTATACAATGCCTTGTCTCGTGGCGGAAAAAATATCTCTGTATCTTCGCCTTGACATTTAGCTTCATATCGCCATGTCCAGCTGGGGTCATCGCTGTAACGCACTACTCACCTCTTATAGAATTACGTAATTCAAAAAAATCCTCCTCTAATAGAACGACGTAGTTCTCACCATCAAGGTGCAATCCTAGTACCGGAGTACGGCTATCTAGTATTGCTTCCTTAGTAATCTTTTGAAGTACCTCTGACTTAATAGTCACAGACTTCTTTCCAGTCCACTTGTGCTCAATAAGGAGGTCGTCACTTCTGATGTCCCCCTTACGAGACCAAAATGCACCGGAGGCGGCACTGCGCTGGCCACCTGTTATTTTCTCTAAACGCTTTTCATGCTTTAGAGATTGTCTCTGTCCTTCACTCTTCATCAGGAGCATCCAGCATTAAAACTGGCCCACTCTTAAGAGTATCCATAACAGCCGTGCTAATTTCTGCGCTTAGATCTAACTCTTCACGAAGTGAATCAATAAGTGCCTGAGCACCCTGCCACTTACGTTCTTCATAGTACATCCAGCCCCCACGACGCTCAACTATACCATTAAGGATGGACAGAGCCACAATCTCTTTACCGGTGTCATAGCTACCGGCATCAATTGGGCCACCATCTGCAAAGTAAAAGTCTAGGTAAGCAGTCTGCTGTGGTGGGTAAGTCTTGTTCTTAATTGTTCTGACACGGATAGTCTGCCCTACACGGCGCTTATCCTGTCCCGTACCTACCTCTAGCCAGTCATCACGCTTAACTTCACAGCGAATACTATAGGCATAGTCCTTGCCTAGTCCACCGGGAGTTGTGCGTGGATCTCCATGCATTACGCCAATCTTCTGACGGTATTGATTAATCATCATACCTAGTACAGGACGTTCTGACTCAATCATATCCCGCTTTGTAGCTGAGGCTACCTTACGAAAGAACTTGTTGGTGATTAAAGCTCCTCGTCCAACGGTGAATTCTTCCATGTGCTTTTCGTCTTCTGCGCTGGGAACCAAAGCAGGGAGAGAATCAATAATGACCATATCAACAGCTTTACTTTCCATGAACTGAATAACCGCATCAAAGGCATCCTCCATACTATTAGTTTCTACGATAATAACTCGAGCCGTATCTACGCCACAAAGCTCTGCGTATTCTGGGTCAAAGTCTTCTGCTGCAATCCATACAGCTGTAAAGTCAGGGTTCTTAGCTTGGTTAGCTGCAATGGTACGAAGAGCAATAGCTGTCTTACCATGTGATGCTTCACCAACTAGTTCTACCCAACGATTCATAGGCCAACCCCCACCGAGAACTACATCCAAGGTAAGTGAGCCAGTAGGAATACGTGCAGGTAGATTAACTTGATCTGCAGTAACTACTGTTCCTGCACCAAGCTTCTTATTAATGGTTGCTACAATCTTTAATGCGTCTGAGTTAATAACTGCCATTACCCGATCCTATCTACGATTATACCTGGATTAAAACCTGATCCTTTTGCTGGCTGCTTAGCAGCTGTAGCTGGGCCACTGCTCCCACTCGGAAGTCCTGCTCCAGTTCCTGCCTGAACTAACGGGTAACCACAGTCATAACAACGTGGGCGCCCACCATTTGGTGAGGACATATAGTTTCCAGAATTACATCCTGGACAACGATCTGCAATCCTTGCACTTTGAGCCCTAGTAACTAATTGATCTTGATTAGGGTCATAGTTAACAGGGGTGTTTGGTGCACCAGGTGTTGCACGGTATACATTACCTGGTGGCGGGGCTGTTGCAGGAGTTGGGGTGGTATTTGGAGTACCACCTAGCTTGTTTGCCCACCAGTTACTGTTTGACATTTTTAACTCCTAAGCGTATAAACACACACTTTTCTAAAGGAATACGTATAAAACGTTCCCCACTTGTATAGATACTATCTTTTACTACTAAAGGTGATTCAAGAACAGCTAACCCATTAATAACTAAAGCATTATCCCGCTCATGATTTAACATTACAAAATATGAATTAGCCTTAGCTAACTTTTTCTTTCTAGGTACAAAGTCTACACCTTCTGGAAAAGGAAACTCTTCACCTTTCCAAGGGTGCTTTACTTCTACTTCAAAGAAGTACTTTACCCCACCTTTGTTTGCAATAATATCAATCCCATACTTATCTGGGTTAATCTTTGCTTGATAGCCATGGTTATTTAACCACTCAAGGATTTGGTACTTAGCGTTATCGTCTTCCTCGTACAGCTTCTTACTAAAAGCTTTAGTCACTGTCATCGCTCACCGCCATTGATTCAATTAGTCCTAAATTTATTAATGTTGATACACATGAAAGAGTTGAAGATAAAGCAACTAATCTAAAGAGCTTAGTTAGATTATCTAAGTCACCAACCTCAAACTTTTCTTCCCCATCAGCCTCGTCATCTTCAATCTGATACGCAGCTGCTGCAATCTTTGCTGCAATATCTGCGTGGGAATCTATAAAAGGTATAAGGGTTGAAAAGCGTTCTAGTCTTTCTTGGCTTGCTCTTTCTTCCATTTCAGCAACGTCATCTGATATAGGGGGTAAACCCATAGCATAGGCAATCTCCTCTGCCGGCATAAGCATTGAGTCGTAGATAACTTGACGAATCAATACCGGCAAAGGAATTTGTTGAACCTCTACATCTTCTATACGAAGCTTCTTTTTACGTCTAAAAATCATTTAGCATCTCCCCATCTATTTGCAACACTAACCTCTGCTAACATAGGGATACTAAGAGCATTGATACCTTCCATAGCTTGACGAATTGCAGCCTCTGTCTCTTCAACTAAGTGGTCTGGAGTTACGGTTACAAGCTCGTCATGAATAGTAAGGATAAGGTTTGCCTCGTCCGGGATTAGCTTATGTGCCCTAATCATAGCAAGCTTAATAAGATCTGCTGAAGACCCCTGGATTACCGTGTTAAACGCCTGACGTTCCGCTCTAGAGCGTTGCCACATAACGTTTGAGGTAAGCTCTGGGAGATAGCGACGACGCTTCATATAGGTCAAAGCGTAGGGAACTGGACCACGTCTACGGCTCTCACTAATGATCTGCTTCTTGTACTTGGCCACAGATGGAAACTTAGCCATGAAAGCATCCAATAGGTGGCGTGCTTCGCTAACAGATACGCCAATAGAGTCTGCGATCTTATCTGGACCAACGCCGTACATCATTGCAAGAACTAAGGTCTTAGCTGCAGAACGATCTACCCCGACAGTATTACCAATCGTGGTGTATATATCTTCTTGGTTCATATAGGCAGTGCACATGATTCTATCCCCGCTAAAAGATGCGAGAACACGAGGTTCAATCTGGGAGTAGTCTGCTACTACAAGCTTGTGTCCCTCAGGAGCTGTAAAGAGGTTACGAATAGCCTTACCATTTATACTCTTTGAGTTAGGGATGTTCTGCAAATTAGGGTTACGACTAGAGAAACGCCCAGTCTCAGCGCCGTACTGTACGAAGTCTGTATGGATTCGTCCACGAAGTAGTAGGCTTTTCTTTGCAACAATCTTAGACTTACCCAACAGAGTACGTGTAATATCCCCACCAAGGTAAGGTATTACATAGGTAGTTAACAACTTATTAAGATCTGAATAGTTAAGCATCTCATCTACTAAAGCATCTTTACCAGCAAACATACGTAGCGCAGGTTCAGAGACTGAGTAATCACTTACGGTAGCTGGTGCACCTGATTCGGCACGCTTCTCACCGGCAGGTGTAAGAACCTTAGGACGAAGCCCACGGCCACCTTCCGTCTTCTTAGAGAATAGAATCTTTTGCTTTTCCGGCACAGAGTTAATATTAAAAGCCTTACCAGCAAAACGATAGATGTTAGCCTTAGTTGTCTCTAGCTGTACTTCTAGGTTAGCTTTTAATACTGCCAAAGCATCTACATCAATGTCAGCACCACGCAGCTCCATGTCACAGATTACCTGGAGTACATCCATCTCAAGGTTAAACACACCACGGAGACTGTCTTTATCTAAACGATCAGAATACTTTTCCCATAATTTCCAAGTCCACTCAGCATCTAACCCAGCGTAAGTTGCAACCTCGTCGAAGGAGTAAACCTCAACCTCTTTACCAACACCTTTAACCATGTTGTAGTTGAACTCACGCTTTAGGCAGTCGTCAAGACCTAGATTCATACGGTCTTGTGTGTTAAGAATAAAAGCAGCGTTAAGGGTACAAGCAAATGGCTGAGAAGGAAGCTCACCTAGATACTTGGTAACACTTTGTAAATCAAACTTTAAGTTGTGACCGATCTTAACCAGGTCACTAAAGAACAAAGGCTTTAAGCCCTTGAATACTTCTGCTGGAGTTAACTGTTCAGGGGCTTCTGTAAAGATCTTGGTAGCTTTCTTTTCATCTTTGCTGTAGTCAGAAGCACGGATAGGTAAACCCTTAATAATACGATCTTGTGCAGAGGGAAGCAATGGATATTCTGTGCGGATGTAGTCTCCATTTGGGTGACCCATAGGAATAACATCTACACGACCGGTAGTAGCTAACGCAATCCAGGTGACAATGTTTTGACGTGGATCTCCACGGTGGTCTCCCACAGTTTCAACGTCAAATACAAAAGCATCCTGCTGACTATAGTAGTCAACAAGATCAGTTAGCTGATCTTCCGTAGTAATAATATTCATTGCTCTCCTCTGTAAGATGCCAGAGGGCCCGTGAGAAAGGAGGTAGACCGGGCCCTCCGACGTTAATGGGGTTGATTAGTTTGCTGTTGCAATTTCACGAGCAATCTCAGCAAGTTCAGCCTTAGTGGATGTATGGAGAGCATCTGGTCCAAGTGGCTTCATTGTCTTGATAAGCTCAGCAGCAGCAATAGGATCAATTTCCCATTCCTCAGCGAGGTCACGTTCCTTTACGGGAACAATGGAGTAAGAAGTCTTGGTTCCCTGCCCAGTCTTGCTTACTGCCCAATATAGGTCAGGACGATTGAGTGGGCCTGTCTTCGTGCTAGAAGTAAGCTTCTCAAGTTGACCGCATAGACGAACCCCGACAATCATAAGTTGCAATTGTGGATCTTCATCAGATAGATTAAGAACAGTAAACGCAAACTTTTGATCAGGCTTACTGCCTACTGCGATTAGTGGATCATCCTCACCAATACTGATAAAGGACTTCTTGCCTGGACGATTGATCCAGTGCTGCATAAATACCATTGGTTCATCAGAGATAAACTTGATAAGTTGCACATCTTCGTCAAAACGAAAATCAGTGGCGAAGGTTTTGGTTGACTTGGCTACAGCTTTCTTAGCTGCACCCCAACCTGATTGAATGACAGATGAGTGCTCGGGAACTTCGTTCTCATCTTCAGGTGTAAAGAGTTCTTCTAACTCTTCTTGATTTGGTGTAGTTGATGCATATGAATCAACGTTTGGTGCCTTTGTTGCTTTAAGTGATACGCTCACGGCGTCTCCTTCGGTAGTTGGCTGATAGCTGAGACCCAGGGGTCTTTACGCTAGGTGGTTAGTTTGTTTCTTGATCATGAATAATCTTCCAAGATTCTGCTAACTCAATAGCTAGAGTTGGATGACGATTCCAATCTACTCTCGGTGCCCCAATGAGACCACGAGATTTAAAGCTTTCGATAGTAGACTCAATCATAGCTTTGGAATACATCCGCCATCCTGGCTTCTTTACTCCATCTACCATCATTGATTTAAGACGATAAGGTGCACGAGGAATATATCCTTTACGTTCCCAAAGTCTTACTGTTACTACCGGTCTTCCCAATGCTTGGCACAATGACCCAACACTGTAAAGTTCTACCGTATTTCCATTCGGTAGTTTTTTAACCTGTGGACTTGCATCCCAGGAACTTTCTTCTTTCTTAGTAGGCTTAACATCTGGATCTAGAGGTCTGCGTTTCCTCTTTGAGCCTGGATAATAATCGTCCATGCTTGAGAAAAAATCCTCAACCTTATCACTCATGTTTACGCCTTACTTGTAATGAACGCCCACGTCACCTTCTTAGGGAACATGGCATCAACTTCTTCTTCTGTAATGAGACCTTCGTATAAGCAAGCCATAACTTCATCCTCTTTAAGGACTGGTTGCATAACGTAACAGCGTTCAAAAAGATTCTTTTCTTTTAGAAGTTTTTCCGCTGTGTCTTCATCTAAAGATTGGGACACTCTACGCTGCCTCTGTAGGGCTGTGACGCCATCAACAGATTCTGGAAGTCGTAGCCACAGATGGCCATTTTCATCTGGTTCGCCCTCGGTGTCCACGAGGTCAGAAAGGTCTGATTTAATCTCAGACGATTCTTTGGTCATGTCGTCAATACGACGTTTTAAAGTTACATAGCTAACCACCTTAGACATAAAGGTGTTAGGTGTGTTTGGCTCTTCTCGCTCAATAACATTTGGCATATGTTTTACCCCCTGTTATTATTCTATAGGGAAAATCCTAGGAATGCAAATCGCCTACGTAGACCTTTAAAGCCTCGATAATAACGTCCGTAACGGTACGTTCTTCGATGGCAGCCTTGTCTTTCACAGCAGTCCAGAGCTCTGTAGAGACACGGATAGTGCGAGTCGGGGTCTTAGGTGCGTTAGGCATATCATAATTTTAGACCGAAACGCTCTCTAAGAAAGCCCTAAGTGTGCCCACAGTTAAGTTAACCCCTCCGGCCTCATTGATACCTTCACCATCAATTATGGCATTTGCCACTGACATCTTTTGTACTAGCATGGCATGTTGACGCTCTTCAATAGACCCACCCATAAGTAAGTCTTGAATTACTATGGAAGGCCAAGTACTAGAAGCTCTCCTAATGCGACCATTGCGCTGTAGAGCGAGGCCCGCATTCCACGGGAGGTCGTAATTAATGAGTAGATTAGCCTGAGGAAGATCCACACCATACCCACCGGCATCACTAGACACAAGAATACGACAACCTGGATCAGTTTGGAAACGAACTTTAGCAGACTCTTTATGTTTTGCATCCATCTCTCCTGTATATTTTTCTGAATCATATTGTAAGTGCTCACGAATTAAGTACACCATGTGCACGTAGCTAGTAAAGATGACAACTTTATTTCTTTCATCTTGTTCTAAGAAATCATCTATATATTGTTTAAGGGTTGAAAGCTTAGGGTGTTTATTAAGCTTATCTAATACACCACGCTCATTTAGCTCTCCAACATATCCGGAACTTTCTACAGAATTGAGTAGTAAGTCTGGATGATCAGATAGCATACGCAAGGCAGTTAGCTTTGACATAACCTTACCCTTAAGTGCATCCATAACATCATTGGTTTTATCTCCAGCGTAGTGGGAAAATAGATCAAAGCCAGAACCAAATGAATCAACAGCTTCGTCTAAGTCATTAAGTAGTTCTCTAGCTATTTGATTGTAAAGCTTAGCTCCTGCGCTATCAAATTCTATAAGGATAGGTTCAGCAAAGATTGTGTCTGGAAGATATGGGGCTACATCCGGATCCTGTTGGCGTTTACGTACTGATGCAGTAGCCATTGTCTTGGCTAGAGTAGGAAGATTGCGGTAGCGCTCTACCCCACCAAACTGGTTACGTACAATAAAAGTCTTATCAAATAGGTCGAAGCGACCGAGTATCTTATTGTCAACAAACTGCATGATACTGTACAGCTCTTCAGGCTTACCATTTTCAATAGGGGTACCTGTAAGAGCAAATTTAACAGGGCTCTTTAAATCTTTGACATGCCTTGATCGTTTAGATCTGAAGGACTTAATGGCGGTTGCTTCGTCACATACGATGAATCCTGTAGAGAGTTTTGATACATACTCCCAGTCGTTAACAGCTTGCTCATAGTTAATAATGACGTAGTCAACAAGCGAATGCCCCCAGTCAAGGGCATCTTCGTATTGTTTTTCTCTTTGAGATTTGGTTCCATCAATGACCAAAGGGAATGCAGCGCCATTAGTAAACTTCCTGATCTGATCTGCCCATTGATATTTCAATGAGGATAAACAGATAACTATACCAGGTTCTGTAATCTCACCAGTGTCCTTAAGCTGTTCAATAGCAGCAATAGTCAATACGGTTTTACCGAGGCCAAGGTCGTAGGCTACAAGCATCTTCTTGCGGTCTACCATAGCCTCTACAGCCTCTACCTGATAGGGCAGAAGTGTTCCGGTAAAGCTCACCCTAACTCCTTCTCAATAGCCTGAATAGTCTCGCAAGGATATTGCCACCCATCGCAAATAATGCAATTAGTTCCCCACTCACCATTAGGTAAAGTTATATCTTGTGGCTTATGCAATTCCACTACTTCACGAAGGGCAGTCCAAGATGGAGTGGCGTTTGTGCCGTCACCATAAAACTCTTCGTTTGCTGCGATTAGTTCTAGCAATTCATCGTGGGTCATATAAAAGCCCTCTCTCCAAATACAGAGTGCTTTGCACCCTCTATTCCCATTATAACCTGTTCTTCTGGCATATCGCCAATGTCTTTATAATCCCAAGGTCCTTCGTAGTTAAAGAAGAAACATTCCAGACCTTCTTTGCGAGTACGAGCAAGCATATCTCTAGATGCTTTCTCACCTGCTAGATCCATCTTTGGATTATCAAATGCAATAATCAACTTATCGGCACGGCGCATAAGATCTACTTGGTCCTGGCTAATTGACGCACCAAATGTGGATACCCCACCTTCAACTCCCAATGATGAGAGTCTTACTACATCAAGAGGGGATTCAACTACGATCATAGTTCCGCCTGACCAAACATCTAAACCAAATAATGTTGTTGACTTTTGAACACCGGTAGGACGGTTGCGGAAGTAGCGGTTAACCTGACCCTTCTCCTGCCAACCCATAAGCTTATGGTTTTCTGGATTGCGAATAGGAGTGATCCATCCCTGCTGCTGTGCGTCCCACAATACCCCATGCTTTGCACAAGCTTCTGCAGTAAGATCACGTGCATCTAAAGCCCACTGAGGTGGCTCAACAAATACCGCAAGGCGGGCTTCGCTCATCTCGATAGGGCGCTGTACTGGCACATAAGTATTCTTTGCTTCTTCAAGCTGCTTAGCTAACAGTTCAAAGTTAACCTCGATGTTGCTACGCAACCAAGCTTTGGCAGCATCAAAATCTAAGCGGCCCCATTGAGTTTCAAACTCATTAATCTCTGCAACAAGAGTTAACAAAGTACCCCGGTATCCACAGGAGAAGCAATGGTGGACACCGGTCTCTGTATTCATTGACCATGAGGGACGAGAGTCTGGACGACCGGTACGTTCTAAGTGCATGGGACATAGACCAAGCAACTCATCGTTGCGTTGGTCAGTCTCAATACCAAGTCTTAAAAGTACAGACTCTACATCGCCCTCACGATACATGTTAGTCCTCTTCTGTATATTCTTCTTTAGGTCGGTCGTCCATCATTACGTAATCTTCTGGCATATCAGGCAGGGTTGGCGCCGTAGCTTTTGTGCCACACAAAGCGCATTCCATATCTAACATATACATTGAAATTTCATAGTCCTGGAACATAGCTTTAACATTCCATAGTTGTGAGCCACAAGGACAGACGTGAGTAGGTTCCCCACGTACATCCATAGCGTGTGTGTAATCTGGCTTTAGATCGCTGATGTCTTTAATAATCGTTTCCTATCTAGTGGTGTAGTGCCTGCCCAAATACCTTCTAGCTCTGGGTGTTGCATTGCGTACTTAAAGCAATCATCCTTAATCCAACAGTCTTGGCATATACTTTTTGCCTTCTCAACCGCTGCGTAGTCCGTGTATCTTTCTGGAAAGAAAGTATTTGGATCTTCATCTACGCAAAGTTGGGTACCGTTAAAAGGATTGAATTGGAGTACCAAAGGCTCCATACTCTTCAAACTTTCCCTCCTCCCAATCCCAAAGAAGATCGCTACTTGCTGGGCCACTGTTTCGGCTAGCAACGATGCGAAGTTCACGAGAGGAATCATCCTCTTCGTCTTGGCGTTGTAGACCCAAGATTACATCTGAGTCTTGGAAGAATGAGGATGAGTAACCAATTGAGTCTGCTGATACTTGGCCCTTCTTCATCTTCCATAACAGTACCTGAGTAGATACTACGATAGGGATGTTGGCCTTTTGTGCAAGACGTTTTAGGTTACGAGTGATACTTGTCAAAGCTTGTGGAGTATTTGACTCTCCACTTGCCTCGTCAACCATAAGATAGACACCGTCAACAAATACGATATCCGGCTTAATCTTTTCGATCTTAGCTGCAAGACCAGTGACTGTCATAGCTGAGGTGCTATCGGTAAGATAGAACTTCTGCATAGTATCCATACGCTCTAGTGCAGCTTTGTAACGTCGTTCTTCGTCAAGGGTAAGCTTTCCACGTACAAGACGAGAGTGTGCAATATNGGCACGCATAGCATCGTGACGATGTTGCTGCTCAATGTTGCTCATCTCAAATGACTGGAACATTGGTACATGCCCGTCTTCGTGTACGTTAACTGCAATCTGCATTGCAAGAACTGACTTACCAGTCTTAGGGGGTGCGATGATTGTAATCAGCTGACCGTTCTGTAACCCAGCAGTAGCCTCATCAATAGTGCGAAAGCCTGTGCGGTACCCAAGCAAACCACCATCACGATTTTTAAGATCTAAGTATTCTTGAAAACGGTTCTCTGGGTCTTTAGTAAGATCTACGTCGCTGCTTTGGGACGCACCCTCATCATAGATAGTTGCAATGCCTTGGCTCATCTCAGCGATAGCCTGGTCATGGTTACCTGCGGAAATAAACTCTGCAGCGTTTTGAACTACCTCGATAGCTTTTTGTCTACGGCGATACTCAACTAGCTGATCAACTAGATACTCTAATGAATCATCTACTGCAAGCAATCGGTAGGTAGGAAAGTTATCCTTAACAGTTACTGCGCTGGGCACCTCTCCGTACCGTGTCCAGTGCGTGCGGATAAACTTCCACATAGATTTGTTTTCATCTACGAAGAACCAGTTATCTTCTACACCCGCTTCTAAAGCAGGGACAATCTCTCGGGTACGAACTACCCGGGACAGTAATCTCTCTTCGTTATCTGCTGCCATTCAAGCCCCCTATATCCAAATACCAATGTCCGTACCGCAAACCTCGGGCAGGTATATCTACTACGTTCTTTACTTCTGGCCTATATGGCAGCTCTGCTACTAGATCAGCAACAACATTATAAGCATGTGCATAATTAAATGGGTTAGTACCAAGATTGTTTAGATCTTCTAAGACCTCATCCATTTCTTTCTGAGAATATCCAAAGCCAACAAGCTCTAGAACATACCCAAATTTTTCTGCGAATCTCCAAAAGGTTGCTAACGAAAGTCGGCTATAGTTAATCTCTTCATACGGGACAGGGATTCCTAGCACCTTCTTTAATTTTATACCCTTTTCAATGATGCAGTCAAGTGAGACTAGAACTCGTTGGGGAATCTCATTTGAGATATCGCCCCCACGCATTACAAGACTTCGATCTTGCCGTAACGAAGTAGGAAGTCTCTAAACAAAATTGGATCTAAGGTAGCTCTAGCACCCTCTACTTCAGAGGCCTTGTTAGAAATCTCTACTGGGTATACGCCGTTGTTGTTTTTCATACGTTCAGATACAAAACGGGTATGCTTACAGCCACTGCGTGTTATGTATCCTTCGCAATTACATTTTAGTTTTTTATTCTCACTGTTAATCCAGACTTCATGTGGCCCCGTATCGGATAAAAACAATTGGGTTACTTGCCATTCACTCATGGTTGCATCTTTCATTTTCGTCGGTCCCCTCCAGGAGCAGTTACGGCTATCGGAATAAAAGCTTCATGTGCAAAGCTTCCCATTGGTTCACCGTATACGCTGCCCC